GTTTTAAAGTGCTTACTGGGACCGGCTAGAACGGTCAATCCTGGCGTTACACCACCGTCTATGGAACCCGATAGAGCAACGTTGACCATTGGAACGTTTGTGGGTACCATATCTTTTTCAGTGAAGAACTTACTCTCCGACAGTATCTCCGTCGTCTTGATTTTCGAGTTCTTCTGTAATTTGTTCATAACTGACATTTTGTGCCTTCTCTCTGTCATCTAATTCATATTGTGAGCGATACTCATTGTTTATTGTAATGCATTCTGCAAGTAAAGTCAAGTCTTTATCATACTTGGTGAATGCCAAAGTATCTTTGGGGAAACATGCGCCGCCATAGCCTTGCTTGCCATCAAAGCCTGGAACAGTCATGTGACTAGGTCCGATACGAGCATCGTTAGACACGACACGAGAAATCGAATGCCAGTTGACACCATTCTTTTTACATGAATCGTAGAGTTGGTTGAAGAAAGTTACTTTCATAGCAAGATAACTGTTAATAGTATATTTGATGTAAGATGCTTCCATAGGAGACACAACAGCAAATGATGTTGACAAACAGTTTGAGAAAAGACCATAGAATTCAGTCAAAGGCTTATCAGCACCTGGAACACAGCCAATTACATGGAATGGAGCATTCACGAAATCACGCTTTGCGTTGGCTTCTGTCAGAAACTCTGGATTGTAAAGCAGACGATGAATGTCTTCTTTGAACAGTGAGTTATACAGTCTGTCAATGATGTCAGGCGTGACTGTTGATTTGATAACAACCATTGCCTTTGTATGCTCAAGTAGTTTGAGAACTGCGTCTTCTACAATTGATGCATCAACAAAGCCGCTTTCGCTCATTGGTGTTGGCGCACAGATGAATACAATCTGTGGCTCCCAATCAATCAAATCGTCAACTGTTGTATCATGCTTCGGGTCAACATAGAACTTTGTCAGACCGTGATGGGTGAAAGCAAAGTCAACTGCTTGACCAACAAAGCCATGTCCGACAATACCAAGACGAAGACGACCTGCTTCTTCATCATCTGGTTCATATTTCTTACTTTTAGTTTTCGCCATTTTAGTTTACTCCATAGTAACGTTTATACCACTGAACAAATGCTTGAACACCTTGCTCAATATTCACTTTGGGCTTGTAGCCCAAGGCTTCTAGTTTCTTAGTAGAAGCCCAAGTCTCTTGTGTATCTGCGGGATGTGGTGGTGCTAGTTTGACTTTAGCATCAACACCCAACTCTTTACTTATGCAATCAATAAAGTGCATCAGTTCTACTTGCTTACCACGACCAATATTGAAGATTTCGTTGTTGTCAATATTGTTGTGTTCAAACAGAACAGTCTTGATACCAGCAATGATGTCACCAATATATGTGAAGTCACGCTTCATGTCGCCATAGTTGTATGCTTCAATCTCTTTACCAGCAAGAATATTCTTCGTGAAGTCAAACAGAGCCATGTCAGGACGACCCCATGGACCATAGACTGTGAAGAAGCGTAAGCCAATATTGTTCAGACCAGACGAGATGAACTGTGATTCATTCACACGCTTTGTCCAGCCATATGCGTTCAACTGATGACCATGAACGTTTGGCTCAGTCCACGGCAGTGGATATGTGCCAGCATAGACGCATGATGTAGACGCATAGATGACTTGCTTTGTATCATACATCTTGCAGATATCAATTACGTTCTGTGTCGCATCAATGTTGTCTGCGTGATACAGGCGTTCTTTACCATACGAGTCACGAACACCTGCTCGTGCGCCAAGATGAATAACTACATCAGGACGAAACATCTGAAACACTTCGTCAAGTTTGTCAAAGTCTTTCATGTCTACATTCAAGACTGGATGACGGAATGCTGTCATGCGGTCATACTTTAGTTGAGGGTCATAAAGATTGTCGTTAAAGTTATCAATACCGATAACATTGAATCCGTCTTCAATCAAGTCTGCCATCAGATGTGTGCCGATGAAACCCGCACCACCCGTGACTAATATCTTTGCTGTATTATCCATTTCTGTAAATATACTCCAATGCTCTATCTGCTTCTTTGTCCAATGGTCTATTATTATACCACATTCCTGTGTCATTGTCAAGTTCTTTACACAGGGTTGCTATCTGAGTCGCCGTTATCGGATAGCCTTTTGCTACTGCGTTGCCCGCAATCGCAATCATAATCTGATACATCTTGTGATACCAACCAGTGTTAGTAATCGCTTTGTATTCAAGTTCAAGTCTGCGTGGCATGAACGGGCAGTCACGATAACTTGTCCAGTTGTAATCAGTATTATCTAGGGAATTTTTACGATGCTCCATCACTGCTTTCTGAAGTGCAGGAGGTAGTCTGTCCATAAATGTATTGCCCTGTCTTTCAACATATGCGTGTTTGTTCATCAGCATATCAGGGTCGATGTGTGTGCCTTCATTTGTGAAGATGAAGTTATATGCATTTGGATACTGCGCTGGCACATAATACATACGAGACAAGTCTTTTGTCTGCTTATCGCCCAGACCTTCGAACTCTTCGTTCATTGCATACCAGAAGTGAGGCAACTGTTTGCTGTCAACTTTGCGAGTCAATGGGAATACGAGACGAAACTTAGGTTGCTCAATAGTTGACGATGCAGTAGAGTAGCAAACATAGTGATGCTCACCAAACTTCTCGTAGAGTGTCTGCTCTAGAACAGCAGAATCCACTGCGTAATCATCAACATCAAGACAAGCCCAACCAGACCAGTAATCAACATTCTTGTTAGACCGGGTAGTATCATCATGATAGCGAGCAGGGCTAATAAGAGGAGAAGAATCTGTTCCACCTTTTTGTCCTTTCTGTTCTGACAATCCATACAACAAAGTCTCGAAGTCGTCCCAAGAGTCAAACTCTTGGAAGCGATGAGTCTTGTTGTCAAATGTATTTTGAAACAATGTTAATGCATATCTCATTGTCTTAATATATCACACTTTGCAATATAAAGCAAGCTCTAATTTCGATATTGTGTGTTTTTCTGTACCGTCTTCAAGTATCTCATACATATCACACTCATACGGCCATGTTTTTACCAACTTCAACTTACCATGGTCTTTGATTGCTTCTAAAACATCTGGCGTTTCGTGATTGTCAAACATAACCCACTCTGCTCTAAGAATGTCAACAGCAAGTGTTATGTCAAGAATAACATTACCATATAGATGTTGACCATCAATGAAGACAAAGGGAAAATATTTGTGAGTTTTTATGTGACCTCTTCTTTTAGCATCACTCCCGTTTAATATAAAGAATTCTTTCCAAACTTGAGGAGACTCATAAGGAAACATATCTTTCACATTGGCATACTTACTCTTTACAATTGGAGCAAATTGTATAAACTTCGTGTGCGCTGGACCACATGAATAAATCTCACAGTCAGGTAATGTCTGCGCCCAGTAACTTGTCGAATGACCTTTATAGAAGCCAATCTCAAGCATCTTTCGAGGATTCACATTATTCTTCACATAATGAAATGCGTCATAGACTGGTTGAGTTGGAGGAAGCCATCCCCAAGACTTGCCTTTGTAGTGCTTATCGTTTTCAAGGTGGTCTGTATCATACATCATGAGAAAAACATATCCAGTTGCGCTCTCGGTTCTGCGCTCCAGCCAACAGCATCGAGAATGGGTTCAAGAGGGTCAACAAATGTCTTTTCGAACATCTTAGAGTAATCGACATACTTGTTGAGATTTAATTCTTTGGGCAAGGTCACAGGATAAGCAACGACATTTTCGTTGATAGGATTAGGTGTCTTGAGATATACAAACTTCACTTTTTCACCATTCTTAATTGTCTCGTAGCGGAGCCCTTTGTCTTTTATATAGTGATTATATAATAATGCGCCGCGCACATGAATAGGTGTTCCCTTCTTGTAGATTGACATTCTGTCAGACCACTTGTCAACTTCGCTCACACCACGAGGAAATGAGATTTGTTCAGCGGGCAGTTTTACAAACTCAGACTTGAAGTTTGAGATGAACTTCTGTGTTTCTGTCTCAGAACCCTTGACAAGAATAGCAAACATCTCTTTCATACGCTCACGCACAATCTGCGGTGTTGACGATTTGATTGCTTCGATACCCATCATCTTGAGTTTGGGTTCTGCGTATTGAACACCCTCAGAGTTGTGAACATTGAGAATGTAACGCTTCTTAGCGACCCAGATACCTCTGTCAGCAATTACTTCACGACCCATCTCCATACGATTAGAGTATGCTTGAGTGTAAGACGCCATGTCTTCAAAAGACTTTGTTAGAACCTTCTCAAAGTGTTCACGACAAATCTTATCAAGAAACTTCACAGGGTCTTTAGGCTTAAACTTATCGACAAGACTTGACATATTAAGATACACAGAGTCCGTGTCAATCGCAATAACATAGTCTTTGTCAGGAGTCTCAAGCAGTTTGTTCATCTCAGTGTTGACAGCACGTTCTGCCCACTTGATGGCTAACTGACCAGCTAGTGTGATACTCTCTGCAACTCGTTGGTCAAAGTAACGGAACCAACGATTGCCTAGCGCGCCATAGAGACTGTTCATCAAAATCTTAATCGCCATCTGCTGATTGTCTAGAGTGGCAATCTTGTTTGACAATGCTTTAGTTGGTGTCTGCTCATACTCTTGCTGTGCGTCAAGCATTTCTTTTTTGATGACACGGCGTTCAGAATAATACTGACGAATGACACTGGGAATAATACCTTCTTTTTGCTTGCTGAACTTTACCCCCGATGGTGCAAGTGCAAAGCCAGCAGGAATATCTGTTTGCTTGCGTAGCATCTGCTCGACACTCGTGTTAGTCAGACCAGACAATACAGTCTCGGGCGACATGTTGTATTGCACAATGATGTTTGGATACAGAGAGTTCAAGTCAAATGATGTGACCCAGTCGTGTGAACCGACATGTGGTTCTTTTACATAGCCACCTTCATAGTTACTCTTTGCTTTCTCAATCTTCTGTGGCACAGCAATCTTCTGTGAATACAGAATGCGATGAATGATACTATCCCAGATGTTTGTTGTGCCTAGCACATCTTCATAGTTCACACCACCTTTGTATGCAAGAGTGAATGCGAGTGATATCAGACCAAGTTTCTCTTCGAGCATGTCAACGAGTTCAACATCTCGGATGTTATACTCCATGAACTTCTGGTGGTCTTCTTTATAGAGTGTATGCAGATTACCGAAGTCTTCGTATGACAACTTACGCTCACCAAGCACGACATTAGCGATGTGGTCAAGACGATACGACTCTTGCTGACCCAGAGTGTTCAACGTAAACTTACGAAACAAGTCATAGTAATCGAGTTGAGCGATACCGCACAAGTCATATGTTTTTACTTCACGCATACCAAACTTGTTTGCTTGTATAGTTCTTTGACGAACTTCACCCCACGGCGAGAACCTCAACACAGATTCTTCACCAAGAACTTTTCTTGTTCTATTAACAAGATAGGGAATATCAAACTGCTTAGTATTCCAGCCAGTCACAACATCAGGCGAGCCATGTGTTGACCAGTATTCAAGAAACTTGTTTATTAGGTCAAGTTCATTGTCACAGTGTTGGTAGATAACATTATCAGGTGGAGTGAACTTGTCACAGCCCCATGCACGAAAGAACTCTTCTTTACTGTTCTTGGTCGTGATAGCGGTGATAGGATGATTAGCATACTCAGGCTCAGGAAAGCCTTCGTCAGATGCAACCTCGATATCGATAGTCGTTACAGCAATCTTAGACGGGTCAAACTTGATGTCGCCTGTCCACTTCTGTGTAATAAACTGTGAGACATAGTTCGTCATGCCATAGACATCAAAGCCTGAGACATGTTCGTATCGTTTTACGAAGTCTGTCGCATCTCGCATTGAGTCCATGGTAACAGGCTCTACAGAAACACCATCGAGTGTGCGCCAAGTGCCTTTTTCTGAATTCACATAAAGGGTGGGTTTAAATGGAAACTTCTTCTGAATACGTTTCGTGCCTGTATAGCCACGACACTGAAGAAAGTTACCGCTACGTTCTATTGATGTATAAAAGTCCATTATGTTAATATATCACACTTCTCAAGATATGTCAATGATGAAATAAAAAGAGGGCGGTGAACCGAGTTGACCGCCCTCAAGCTAATTAGACTAACGCTGAAACAACGATAGCCATCTCAGCAAGCGTCACGGCAATGATGCCGTTTAGAAAGTTGATGTGTGTCATTTTATTTTCCTCGTGATTAATTGATTTTAATGCTACGAGGCTGCTTCTCTTTTGGGATTTCTAACTTCAAATTTACTGCAAGAATACCGTCCTTTAGAGACGCTCCAGTTACTTCGACATACTCAGAGAGACGGAATTGACGTTTAAAGTTTCTTGTGGAAATACCACGATGAATAACTTCTCGTCCTTTACTCTCATACTCACCTGTGATAGTGAGAGAACGTTCCTTCTGTTCTACATGAATATGGTCTTGAGTGAACCCTGCAACAGCAACTTCGATAGTGAACTCATCATCCGACTCTTTAATAATATTATGAGGTGGATAGTGGTCGTTAGCGTGTTTTGTTGCATACTCCAGTTCGTTAAACAAGTGGTCAAAACCAATGAATGCGGATTTAGGGAATAGTTGTTTACCTACTTTTAGATTGGTCATGTCTGTTATCTCCTATTTAATTAGCAAGACATATAAGAAGACCCGTTATCGGCATCTTCATTACTATATATAAGAACTCACCGTTCAAATGTCAAGTGGTTCAATTAAATAAAATCTGCGGGGTCACAATCAAGGTCACTCTCAAAACCAAATGAGAATGTGACTCGTGCAGTCTTAGGCTCAATTTGATGCCAAGTTCCTCTAGGAATCCAAACAGCATCTCCAGGCTTCATCATTCTAACATCGTCTCTGTTCGAAGGCTCTTCTGTATAACCTATCGTAATCTTGACTTCGCTGATAACTTGAACAAGAAATACATCCATCTTATCAGCATGACGAGGATATGAATCTGAGTTTTGACCAAAGCCAACAAATGCAATGTTAGTAATATGCGGATTCGATTTCTCATATTCAAGTTTTTTAGGAGCAGGCAATACAAAGAAGTCATTCATATCTTGCTGAATTTCTTTCGCAAATCGTGGAGCAGAAGGTCTGGAATGACATGAGTTGAGACCAACTCTCTGCTTATCACGATTCCAAGCATATAACTCTGGTGGATGAGTATCAATAAGACGCATCATCTTATTCCAATCATAAGACTGTGTATCTGCTTTCGTCCACCAGTGACGTTTATTACGAATGTCTTCAATATGGTCTTCGAAGTTAATCATTTGTTTCCGATGTTATACTTGGGACAAAGTTCCCACTCGTCCTTCTCTTTATATCCGATAATCTTAATCTGACGCAAAGGAGCGCAATCTTGAGCAACGTCTTTGTTTTGAATATCAACAAGACCCCAATCAGACAGAAGTGTAGCAATTGTATTGCGGCGTTCTACGTCTGACTGTTCTAGATTTGATTTTTTACCGTCAAGCATAAACAACTCTTTGAAGTGAACGATGTAATATCGTCCTTGCTTGTGCAGAATATGACAAGACTGATAGAGTTTCTTATCTTTACGAGATGCGACACCGATGCGTGTCAGGGTTTCACGAACTTTAAGGAAGTCATCAGGTTCGGCTAGAGATATCTCTAGCATGTTCACTGGACTCCATGCGACTAAATTATTTTCTTCCACCTTTATATACCTTCTTCTTTATTGTTGCTATTTGAGAAGGGGAAAGGAGTGACATGACCTGTCGTGCTTTTTCATTACTATAGCCATAATACTCTTTCACCAATTCAATATCATTCTCTACTTCAGGTTTTAACCATTTAGAAAAGCGTTTGCGCTTTCTAACTATATTTATAAGAAATTGATATTGTAGGCGATTGTCAAGATGATGATGAAGATTCATCTCATTTGCGAGAACCACAGTGTCGGAGAAGTATGACAGACTGCGATTGACCATAAACGAGTTGTAGGTCTTTTCTTCAAGCATCACATCTTTCTTAGAGTAGTTGATGGATGTTACATAATCAAACGGGTTCATTTAAATCTCCAATTGTTCTAGCAGTATATCACACTTTTCTAGAAACGTCAATCCTTCTTTTTTTCTATATGTGTGTCCGTATACAACTCTTGATATACCGGACTGATAGATAAGTTTTGCACAGTCGAGACAGGGAGCGCATGTTGTGTAGAGTGTTGCACCCTCCGACGATTCTGACGACTTCGCAACTTTTGCGATTGCATTCGTCTCCGCATGTAATACCTCCGGCTTTGTTTTTGGCATATTACCATACTCATCGGCGACTTCACATTCGTTAGTCCATCCTGAAGGCATACCATTATACCCAATTGAAATAATGCGATGGTCTCGAACAATAACGCAACCAACTTTCATTCGTGTCGCTGAAGAAAGCCGAGCATAAAGTTGTGCGGCTTCCATGTGACTTCTGTCCCACTTATTCAAAGTTGAATTCGGCTTGCTTCGGTACCCACTCACTGTCGATACGAATGAATCCTTCTGGTTGTGAAATATTGGGTTCGGTATACTTATCACTGAAGACAACAAATTCTCCAGTCTTTTTATCCACTCGATTGCCATACTCGTCTAACTCCCATGATGTGGTGTCGTCTTTATTGATATATTTCATGTTACCCCCAATGTCTGATTACGCCTGCAATGATAAAGAAGCAAGTCAACCAATTGACTAACTGAAGCACTATCTTTATATATAATCCTCGCTTCGCTTGGCGCATGGTCAGAACAGGAACTTTTGGTTCATCTTCGTCTGTGCGACCAATATAATAGTCAAGTGACCTAGCGAGTATCTTTTCCCAAGTCTTATACTCCATTACTTCTTCATCCGTTTGCGATATTTCTTACGATAATACTCATGCTCATCTTCACCTTCTATTTTACCAAAGTAAAGAATAGTAAAGAGACAACCTAAACACACAAAATAAAGAAACAAACTCATAAACATCATACATACTCCACTTGAGCCATACATTCAGTCAGACATGCAACCAGATTGAGTTCGTGGTCTGCAACAAACGCATTCTTATATTGATAATCAGCAATAATGAGAATGAGTTGCGGAATACTTTCAGGCTTCACATGAGCCTCTACACTATCGTAGATGCCTCGAAAGATAGACGCTGGCTCTAGGTCGATATTATTGACGACCCACTTACGCATACCTTTGAAGTCTTTGTCTCGTAGAAACTTATATAGGTCAGAGTATTTACTTTCATCTTCGATAAGCGCATCAGCATTGATAGTGCCACCGATTGATGCACGTTGTATCTCATTAAGCGCACGACGAAAATCAGGGAAGTGCTTCATAATAAGAGGAGCAAGAACCTTCTTGTTATACTCAATACCCTCACCAATAAGAATCTCTTTGGCTCGTGAGAAGAACTGTTGTCCAAGTATTGCTCGGTCTGTGTTTGTCTTCACATTGAACTCATACACACCACAACGAGAGTGCAGTGGCTCGATGATACGGTTCTTAAAGTTACATGTCAGAATGAACCGACAGTTCTTCGAGAACTCTTCAATGAAGCCACGCAATGCGGGCTGTGTAGATTGTGGGTTGAGATAATCTGCCTCATCGAGGATGACAACTTTGTAGCCGCCAGATAGCGACACTGACGATGCAAACTGCTTAATCTTGCCACGCAATGTATCAATGTTACCTTCTTCAGAACCGTTGATAACAATGTAGTCTAGACCAAGTTCGTTACAAATAGCACGAGCCACTGTAGTCTTACCAAGACCAGCAGTGCCAGAGAAAATCATATTAGGAACTTCACCAGAGTCTACAATGTTCTGAAATACTTTCTTCAGGTCGTCTGGTAAAATTGTGTCTTTGATAGTTTGAGGTCGATACTTCTCAACGAAGAGGAATTCTTTTGACATGAGGTCTCCATAATAAAAAACAAGTATATCATATTATATACTGTAAGTCAATAAAAAAGTGGGGCGAGCGGAAAGGAGACGCTCACCCCACCCATAAGTCGGCGGAAAGGAAACGCTCAGACTTATTCTTCGATACTTTGTTCTGACTGATACTCTTCACAGATTTGAACAATCTGAACAGCCTGGTCACGAAGTTGACCAATTGTCGATAGTTCTTCTCCTTTGAAGCCGCCGCGTTGAACGACAGTATCAATAACAGCCACAGTTGAACGAGCGACACGATTGCCCAGTTCGTAGATTGCGGTGTGGTCTTCTTCTTTTTCAGCTTTAGCCATAATATTATGCTCCGTAAGTTGATGATTTTTCTACAGCGATGAAATATTCAATAGTAGATTGTTTACCTTTAAAGTGTGAAATTAGTTTAGATGAAATTTCAACATCGTAGTCTTCGCTCACAACTTTAATATTGTTCACGTTCAGAATAAAGTTAAAGTCAACTCCTTCTGGATAGACACCCTCAACATCAATCGAGAATGTATTTGATGTCGCATCTTCACTGTCAACAACAGAGATTTTTACAGCACCTTGAGTAGGTGTAATCGCAATCTCGTCATGACCAAGAGCAGACGCGGCTTTCTTCACTTTATCAAGTGTAGCACTATCTAGCGTAAATTTAACTTCAGCTTCAGGCATGTTGATAGCATTACCTGGCGATGTCAGCATCTCAGGATCCGAGAAGTGATACTTAACAGCAGAGCGACCAGTCTTGTCAGTAACAATAACATAATCTTTCTCGAACTTGAGACGAGGCTCATCGACAAGATTGATGACATTCAGAAACTCGTTCAAGTCATAGATGCCAAACTTCTGAGGGAATGCTTCATGTAATTCTGTTGTAGACAAGACGTTACGGGCGACTGAAATAGTCTTGAGAGTATTGCCTTCGTTGAACACAATGTTCGGGTTGATTGAGGCATAGTTCCTCAATACGTTGATTGTAGTATCTGTAAGTTGCATGATATAATCCTTTTCTAAACTTATAAATGTATGATAACACAATGTGCGGTTAAAGTCAAGCCTTTATTTTACTAAAGTTCTTTTCTTTTGTGAACTCAATCTTACGAGCAAAGGCTACATCTTCGAGTTCAGACTTATGCGAGATAATAAAGACATTAGTGTCTTCGGCGACACTTGAGATAATCTTCATCAGGTTCTCAATACCTTCTTCATCGAGTGACGAGTCAAATGTCTCATCAAGTATAAGAAGATTGGTAGCAACACTATTCTTCATCTTAGCAATCTGACGCCAAGTGAATAGTAATGACAAGTCAATGCGTTGCTTCTCACCCTCAGAGAATGAGTCGTATGAGAATGCATCACGATGGCGTGAGCGAATAGTCTCACTGAAACTTTCGTCGAGATTGAAGTGGACAAAGAAGTCCAGAATCTGTAGATACTCATTAGTCAGTTTGTTGATGACTGGAAGATACTGCTTGATAATCTTAGTCTTAATACCAGTGTCTTTCAACAGTTCGCTTTTCACAAGATTATAGTTATTCTGCTCAGTCAGTTTATACTTCTCGTCTTGGAGTTCTTCTTTGTCTACACGAAGTGTTTCTAGTTCAGTATTCGCTTCAGATAGGTCACCCGTTTCATTATCGATACGGGCAAGGTCATTGTTAAGTCCATTGATGGTTCTGTTAATTGACCCAATCTCTTGACTATTTGCATTGACCATTGACTGCCATTCCCGTATAGAATCCATCTGCGTTTGAAGTTCTTCTTGTTTCTTGCGTAGAGATTCTTTTTGCATTTCGCCCATCTCAAGGGCGGTCTTGATTGTGCCTGCTTTGGTCTTACACGATTCGAGATGATAGTTTTTGGTTGCGGCATCAATGTCTTGTTCACATGTCGGACAAGTATCGTTCTCTTCGAAGAACCTTGCTTGCTTGACAACTTCTTTTTGTTGTGCTGTGAACTGTGCCATGTATTTGTCGAAAGAGGCAATATCGTCTGATACCTTAGT